CGGCCTACTGCCTGGACTATGCCGAGCGGGTGGCCCGGCACGCGCCGCGATGGATGCGCCGAAGTTTCCGCCTCTCCAAGGAGCAGTTGTACTGGTACTACTCCTCCCGCCGCGCGGCGGAGGAGAAGAATGCGTTGTACAAGTTCCTCGAAGAGTACCCCGCCGAGCCGGAAGAAGCGTTCCAGTACTCCGGCCGCAGCATCTTCTCGCCGGCGGAGATCGATCGGCTCCGCAACTGCGCCCGCTCGGTGCGGCGTGTCTACACCGTGCAACCCAGCTCGCTAATCGCGCAGCTGCGTGACGAAGTCGTGGCCGGCCGCGAGGAAGCGGCGCCCCTTGGTGAGTAGCCCGCGTGCCGGCCTGTCGCCGCTGCCGCCCAAGCTGCAGAAGCTCACCGACGATCCAGCGTTCATCCCCGCCGGCTACGGCTTCCGTCCGCTCGGAGTGGGCGAGCTGCTGGAGCGCGCCAAGCTGGGCGAGCTGCTCGAGGTCTTTCAGCAGTACGAACCACCCCTGCGCGGCCACCGCTACGTCGTCAGTGCCGACGTCAGTGACGGCCTCGGCAAGGACCGTAGCTCAGTCGACGTCATCCGGCTGGGCACGCTGGACCGCGTCGAGGAGCAGGTCGCCCATTTCATCTCGGATCGCGTCAAGCCGCGCGAGCTGGCGTTCGTCATCGACGCGGTCGGGCATCTCTACTGCGACGACGATGGGCTGGAAGCGCTGGCGGCGGTCGAGACCAACAACCACGGCTTGTCGACACAAGACACCCTCCAGCTACACTTGGGCTACACGCACTTCTACCGCTGGGAGTACCTCGACTCGATGGACCCCAGCAGCCGCTTCACCAACCGCGTCGGCTGGTACACGACCGCGCGCACCCGGCCGATGCTGCTCGACCACTTTCACGAGGCGCTGACGACCTTCGACCCCGTGACCGGTCTGCCCGACCTGCGTGTCAATTCGCCGTGGACGCTGGGCGAGCTGGCCGACTTCCAGACCGACGGCGCCTTGTGGGAAGCCTGCGCCGCCGCCGGCGCCTTCGACGACTGCATCCTGTCGCTGTCGATCGGCCACTACGTCGCGTGGCGCCTGGTGGGCGGGGAGCGCGAGCCGCTGGCCGACCGCCGCCGCCGGCGCCATCAGAAGGAACAACGCTCGACCCGCCTCGACTCCGACCGCGAGGCCGGGCGCGACTACCGCAACATGCCCTACACCGAAGCTGAAGTCGCCCAAGCCGAGGTCGGCCAGGCCGTTGACGAAGAATCCGAGCTCGAGGAGTTGTATGATGTCCGCGGAGTCGAGTATGACGATCTCAGTCGGTAAGGTGCGCAGGACCGGTCGGCGGCCGCGCTATGCCAGGCTCGCCGCCGGCAAGCGTCCCTTTCTCGCCGTGACTGAGGAGACCTTCGAGGTGCCGGCGGAACCAGGCGTCACCTACAGCAAGGGCTGGCACGGCTGGCTCCACCCGCACCCCGGCGTTGACGACGCCGATCCGCTCCTGCGCGAGTCGGGCCTGCAGGCCGAACAGCGGCGCAGCCCGTGTTTTCTGTTCGTGCCCGCCGATCAGCTTGAGGAGTAGGAGCCCACCCATGCGTATCAGCATCAGCGACGATTTGGCCGACCGGCTCACGCCCCTCCTGAAGGGGGCGCAGGCCACCGTTGAGAAGGAGGTCGAGCGGCGCGTCGCCGCGACCATCGGCCAGGGGCGCTTCATCGTCCTGCACGAGGCAGACATGGCACAGCTCGCCGAGTTGCTCGGCACGCAGCTGCCGATCTCGACCAAGCCGGATCTCGCTAGTGCCTGTCGCGCGTCGGGACAGGTGCACCTCGGGCACAAACGCCTGGAGTTTACGCCGCCGCAGCTGCAGCAGATTAAAGAGCGCGCCACCCGCGCCGGCTACCCGCTCGACGAGTTCATTGCGCGCGTGGCGAGCAAAGTCATGACAGAAATCTTCCTGATCCAGCCCGCTGACGGCCCGCAGGTGGTCATTCGCGAGGGCTGGGAGGACCTGCCGGCGCAGGTGAGGACCGCGTAGTGCCGCTGCTGCAGTATTACCGCTGCGCGTCGAACACGTGCCTGCCGCTTGCCATGCCGCACGGAGCGACGGTTCCACACTGCAAGCACGGCCGGATGCAGTGGTACCGCACCTGCGACCACAAGCCCGAGGAACACGGCTGGTCGACCGGCATGCGCGCGCCCGCCATCGACTTTGCACCCAGTCGCGACCGCGAGCTCCCGATCGCGCTGGCGGATGGCTCGCAGATGAAGATGGAGTCGCTCCACCAGCTGCGGCTGCTCGAGAAGGAATCGCAGCTCAAAGCCGCCAGCGGCGACGGGCAGGAACTGCGCTTCCGTAACTACTCGATGGAACGCGGCAACAAGCACGTCAACACCTTCGGAGAGCCGCCCCAGCGCGCACCGAAACTCACGCGCAACGGCAAGCAGCGGATTAGCGTTAAGGCGCTGCCTGAGTTGGACGTCGACGCCTCGATGGGCCCGGGCACGGACGAAGCTCTGGCCTCCGCGCTCGCAGTAGACCCGGTGTAGGAGCCCCTCGTGCCAGACTATTCAAGCAGCGGAATTTACGGGATGCCGTCCCTCACGCCGGACGCGCTCGCCCAGAAAGACTCCCTCTACCGCTCACGTCTTCTCGGCTGGATCCAGGAAGCCTCCGTCGAGGGCGACTCCATCAACCAGGCTGACCCAAACTACGACAAGATCCAGACCGGCATGCGCTACGTGCTGGGCGATCAGCAGCCCTCGCCTGATCAGCCCACGTTTCCGCGCTACCTGCAGCCGATGACGTTCAACTTCTCCCGTAAGGCCTGCATGGCGCACGTCAGCGCGCTGACCGACGTCAAGCCAACCTTCGGCTGGAAGTCGCTCAACCCCAAGTACCAGATGCACGCGCATCAGCTCAATTTGCTGGCGATCGCGTGGTGGCTGGAGACGATGGCCGATCTGGTGTTCGGCGACGTCATCAAGACCGCTTGGGCCTGCGGCACCGCCGACATGGCTGTTGAGTGGAACGCCGGTATGGGCGAGGGCGGCAATCACTGCGTCATCCCGAAGGACCCGCGCGACACCCTGCCGTGGCGCCCGACCCGCTACGGCGACGAGCAACAGTGGCAGGGCGTGATCTTCCGCGAGCTGTGGACCGTCAACGCCCTGCGCGAGAAGTACCACGATTTCGCGCCCTACATCCAAGCGACCGAGGATAGCCTCTTGTCGACGGTCAAGGGGCTGTTCTTCCGCAAGGCGACGAACTTCCAAACACCGATGGACCCGCTCTCGACCATTGGCGGCGCCGCGCGCCAGGCCGGCCCGCCGCGCGTCGGCGACACGGTCCTCTACAAGACCTTTCTGAACGACCGCACCCGCAACATGTCCGGGCGTCCGCTGACCGTTGGTAGCCACAACTCGCTCCAGTACGTCGTGCAGCCGCAGGGGTTGTTGTTCCCGTACAAGCGGCTCATCGTCACCAACAACGACCTGGTGCTCTACGACGGGCCTAACCCGTACATGCACGGCAAGTACCCCTTCGCGCGGCTCCACCTGTGGAAGCTGCCATGGTGCTTCTTGGGGCAGCCGGCGCTCGCTGACACCGTGCCGATCCAGGACGCGATCAACGCCGCGGCGATGCACATGAAGATGGGCATCGAACAGTGGATGGATCAGCAAGTCGTGCTCAACAAAGATGCGGTCTCCGGCGCCACCGCCAAGGCCTACGACTCGCGCAAACCGGGCTTCACCTTCAAGATGAAGATGAACGCGGTCGACCCCGACAAGGTCGTGCGCAAGATCGACGGGCCCAACCCGCAAGTCATCGCCACGAACTTCGAGTGGTACAAGGAACTCAAAGCCGACCACGAGTCGCTGACGGGTGTAGCCCAGCTCCAGCAGCTAATGCAGCTCCGGCAGCTCCCCGGCGCCGACACGGTGCAGAAGTACTTCGAGGCGATGACGCCCGAGCTCCGGATGGAGGGCCGCATGTTCGAGGCCTTCCTCAGAAAGGTCAGCCAGCAAATTGGGCCGAACACCTTCCAGTTCATGACCTCCGCCCGGCGCGTAGCGATTTTGGGTGACGCTGGGGCGCTGCTCTCGGACTTCGACTTTGAGCCTGACTCGCTGGTCCCGGCGCTCAAGCCCACCATGATGGGCTCCGACCCTGGCACGGGCTTGCCCGGCATGGTGCCGAACCCCGATTACGACCCGACCTTCGACGCCGACCGCCCGCGCGGAGAGCGCGCCCAGGCCCTCGCCAAGCTGATGGTGTTTGTCGTCGCGCCCAACTCCGTCCTCGCCTTCAACGCGCAGGAGGAGAAAATGCTGCGCTTCCAGATGTCGCGCATGGGCTACTACGACGTCTGGTCGCTGGCAGAGACCTTGGAGATCCCCAATTTTGGCGCGCCACCGCCGATCCCGCTGCCGCCGCTCCAGCCACCACCGCCTGAGGCCATGCAGAACCCGCAGTTGCTGCTGGCGTGGCTGCAATCGCAACCCGTCGGCAAGTACATCCTCGACCCGGCGACCGGGAGCCTGCTGGAAGTCCGCCAGCCGATTACGGTGACCGAGCGGCTGCAGGCGCAGCAGATGCTGCAGATCGGCATGACCGAAAACCCGGCCGGCCGGAAGGCCAGCGGCGGCGCGCCGCCCAAGAGCGAGACCAAGTCGGACGGTGACGGCGGCGAGCGCACGACCATTACGGAGTCGAAGAAGTGAACCGCGATGCTC